CGCAGGCGCTAGGCCCAGGTTCCCTTACGGGCACCCGGGTCCAGCTACCCAACCCCTTCCTAGAAAGGAGTCATCCACCCGATTTTGATGTCGACGAATCGGGGACGTCCTGCACGCTGCAGGTGGTCCACATCGAAGAAAGGTTCGTCACCTCTCTTCAGGAACCACTTCGTTAGCGCTCCAACGTCATTCAGCGGTGAAGCTGGTGACTTGGAACGTACTGCCCAGGCTTTGACAAGAGGCCTGTGCAGACGGTTGCACGTTCGTTGAGCTTCGTAACCGAAGCTAACTGAACGACGACCTAACGCCGGTGATGTTGGCTCAACGATAGGGAAGTGTCCAAGGACACCTCTTACTCGCTTGTCTAGCCACCCTGCTGTCTTCCACATACCAGCCTCGTAAAACTGGTTGCGGAGCTCAACAAGGGATATCACCCTGTCAGCTTGCTTCCGTGAAGAAGGCAACTGCCTGCGAACACGGACAGGAGTAACATCCTGCCCATCGTAGTAGTCGCCCCCACAAGACTCCCGGAACTTCCCGTTCCAGAAGGACTTGCGCATATTCACCTTGAGTCCGAAAGACTCAAGGCGAGCGATCACGGAATTGACACAATCTACTGGGACAATGATATCGTCCCCGTAGACGCGCACCTGGCCGCGAAGGGATAACACATCCTTCACGGTCAACCGCCTGTTGAGCTGATCTTGAATCCCCAAGAAAACCAGGGTGCAAAACACCATGGCTTCTATAGGGAAACAGACAGCTGAACCCATCGACGCGAACTTGGACAACGGAAGAACTCCATGCCCAGGTACATCAGCCTTCGTGCTCCGCGTCACCTGAAGAGCCTCAAAAAGATGAGGCCACCAGCCAACGAGGAGCTCTACATGCTGATTGGATACCCTGTCGGATGCTTCACTCATGTCGAGTGTCGCGAGAGTCTGATTACTACTCCCTTCGCGAGCCATTTCCCTATTTGGGTCCTGGTCGCGGAATCCGATGAAGCCGTAACTGAGATTCTTGCCTTTATCGAGGGCTGTATTGCCCACGAAGGCTCGGCTCCCATCTTCGGCTTCCTGGACGATTGCTTCGAGTATGGCCTGCTGCATGAACTGCATGCAGGTTGGCTCGATCGCAATGATCCTTGGGGTTTCCAGCGTTTTAGGTACGGTTACGACCCTCACGGGACGTTCCGCATCGGGTTCGAGGAAGGTAACGCGACCCATCCGTTCCCAGTAACTGGGCGAGGGAAGGGCGTTCTCCAAGAATGGAAAGACGCTCTCCAAACGGGTGGTCCATTCGACTTGATTGTACTTCTGGTTACCCAGAAGGCGATCAGCGGTGGACCCAGGGCCGTGCCTCGGGGTAAGCTGTCCATCAGCGACCTTGCGGTCGACAGATTGGAACAGACTACCAAAGAGGAGTAGGGACATGCGACGGAAATCAGAAAAATCTTCCGAAGCATTACGAATGTCCCATTGCTTTACCTCCTGCTCACACTCAACATAGCCTGATATGGCGGCTTCAACCCTTGCATCACTACAAGGGAGAAGCATCTTCTTGAACATCAACGTAAGTTGACGAATCGCGAAGATGGAATCCACATCTGGCTCTGTGAGCAACAGCGCAGTACCACGGTCGAACACACGTTCCAGGAAACCTCCTAGAAATAGGGGGAGACCACCACTCCGTCGGAAACCGGCAAAGTGGCAGGGATCCACCTTCCCTTGGTCAAGAGCTTCTTCGAAGTCCTTGCCAAATTTGGGAAGAGTGATAGTCAGAAAACTATCACCCTCGTGTTCGACACGCCTCTCGAGCTTTTTATAGTCGAGAGTGGTGCTAGTGTGACACCA